GCCGAATAGACGCCGAACACCAGGAGCGCGATCAGATAGGCGATGTCGCCCTTGTTGAAACGGACGCCGGCCAGCGTGCCGAAATCGCCGCGCGTCAGAATGACGATGACGCCGGCCATCGAGATGAGAATGCCGACGCCCTGCGCCGGCGTGAGGCGGATGCGAAACAGCAGCAGCGAGAACAGCGCGACGAACAGGGGCCCCGTGGAGTTGAGCAGCAGGGCGTTCAGCGCCTCGGTGTACTGCAGCGCCCAGTAGCCCAGCGTGTTGAAGGTGGCGACGCCGGAGATCGACAGGATCACCATGATTCCGAGATGCCCGCGGATGATCGGCCAGTCCTTCGCGGTCTGTCGCCAGGCAAGCGGGATCAGGATCAGGAAGGCGGCGCTCCAGCGCAGGAACGAGAGCGCGATCGGCGGCAGGTGTCCGGCGGCGAAGCGTCCGATCACGACATTGCCTGCCCAGAATAGCGAGGTTAGCGATAGCAGCAGATAAGGCTGATCCGTCAGCCAGGCGAGAGGCCGGAATCGGCCGGAGCGGGGCGGGGAGGCGTTCATGGGGCGGTATGAGGCTGGAAAGGAGGCGGGGGGACGGATTTATTTGGGGATATCAATGGTTTGTCAGACTTGTCCGCCCCCTGCCAGCAGCCGCTTTTGCTTGCGTCCCATGCCGTCATCCTTTATCCGGTGGAAGCCTCGTATGCGAGCAACTCTGCGGCGAGGCACAGTCTGGCAGGCTGGATTGCGAATTTGCACCGATCTCCCGAAAGGTCTCATCTGAAATGGCTTACCCGAAATGACCAATGTTGTCGTCGTCGGCGCCCAATGGGGCGACGAGGGGAAGGGCAAGATTGTCGACTGGCTGTCGGAACAGGCTGACATCGTTGTTCGCTTTCAGGGCGGCCATAATGCCGGCCACACGCTCGTCATCAATGGCAATACCTACAAGCTCGCGCTGCTGCCTTCCGGCGTGGTGCGCCCCTCCAAATTGTCGGTGATCGGCAATGGCGTGGTGTTCGATCCGCAGGCGTTCGTCGCCGAGGTCGACAAGCTCCGCAGCCAGGGCGTCGCGGTCTCGCCGGACAATCTGCGTGTCGCCGAGAACGTCACGCTGATCCTGCCGCTGCATCGCGAACTCGATGCTGTGCGCGAGAACGCCAACAAGGCGACCGCGATCGGCACCACCCAGCGCGGCATCGGCCCAGCCTACGAGGACAAGGTCGGCCGCCGTGCGATACGGCTGATGGATCTCGCCGATCCGCAGACTCTGCCGCACAAGGTCGAGCGCCTGCTGACGCATCACAACGCGCTGCGCCGCGGCTTGTCGTTGCCGGAGATCGACGCGGCCGAGATGCTGCGTGATCTGGTGGCGATCGCGCCGCAGGTGCTGCCGTTCGCGGATTCGGTCTGGAATCTGCTCGATCAGCGCCGCCGCGAAGGCAAGCGGATCCTGTTCGAGGGCGCGCAGGGCGCACTGCTCGATGTCGATCACGGTACCTATCCCTACGTCACCTCGTCGAACACCGTCGCGGCGCAGGCGGCCACCGGCACCGGCATGGGGCCGAGCTCGCTCGGTTATGTGCTCGGCATCTGCAAGGCCTACACCACGCGCGTTGGACAAGGTCCGTTCCCGACCGAACTGACCAACGAGATCGGCGATCTGATCGGCGCCCGCGGCCGCGAATTCGGCGTCAACACCGGACGCAAGCGCCGCTGCGGCTGGTTCGATGCCGTGCTGGTGCGCCAGACGGTGCGGACCTGCGGCATCCACGGCCTCGCGCTGACCAAGCTCGACATTCTCGACGGCTTCGACACCATCGAGGTCTGCGTCGGTTATGAGCTCGACGGCAAGCCAATGGATCATCTGCCGGCCGGCGAAGCCGCGCAGGCGCGGGTCAAGCCGATCTACGAGACCATCGAGGGCTGGAAGGAGCCGACCGCGAATGCGCGCTCCTGGGCCGATCTGCCGGCGCAGGCGGTCAAATATGTCCGCCGCGTGGAAGAACTCGTGGGGTGTCCGGTTGCGTTGCTCTCCACAAGTCCGGAGCGCGAGGATACGATTTTGGTGCAAAATCCGTTCGAGGCGTGATTCAGTAGCCGCCGCGACGATCAAGGCTGCGCAAGACTTGGGCGCTTGAACGGACAGGATTTGGGCGCATGGGCGTCCGCCGACTGACGAGGCCGACTGGACAAGGATGGCAGACTACTACCCTCTCATCGCCCGTGCCGTTGCCGGACTGGACGCCAACGCCACCGGCGAGACGCGCCGCGCTCTCTATGGGCGGGCTCGCACAGCGCTGATCGCGCAGTTGCGGGGGGTGGAGCCGGCGCTCAGCGAGGCCGAGATCACCCGTGAGCGCCTCGCGCTTGAGGAAGCGGTCCGCCGGGTCGAGGCGGAGGCGGCACAGCGCCCGCGCCATGAGGCGCCGCGTCCCGATCCGGCGCGCGGCCGGGTGCCCGAGCCGCCGCGTGAAGGCGCGCCAAGAGATCCGCAGGCGCCACGCCGGGGCGACAGTTTGCGGGAAGGCGCGCGCAACGCCGCCGCGCGGATGGCGCAGAACGGGCCGCCGCCGCCGCTTCCGCACGGGGAACGCGCCCGCCCGCGTCCTGCGGAGAACGCGCCGCGTCCTCCCCGCGACCCGCGGCAGCAGGGACGGCACGAATCCTGGGACGATGTCGCTCATGTGCGCGATACCCGGACCGCTCCGGGACATGGCGGCGCGCAGCGCCCGGTGCCGGACGAAGGCCGCGCTCCGACCGGAGGCACGCGCGGTTTTCGCGATGTGGTCGCCGACACCAACGATCTCGGTCAGGCCGCCGCGCAGGCCAACCGTGCCGCGCGCAAGACCTATGCGAGCGTACCGTCGCCTTCGCCCGAATTCGATCGTGTCGAGCCCGACATGGAGCAGCGCGGCGGTCTGTCGCCCTATGGTCATGACGAAGCCTTCGGCGCGTCCGTCGAAGCTCCGGAGCTGGACAAGAAAAGGCGCGGCCGCAAGGCGGACCGGACCGTCGGCAAGCGGAGCGGCGGTTTCCCGCTGAAGAGCGTTCTGACGGTCGGCGTCGTGTTGATCCTGATCGGCGCAGGCATCCTGATCTGGCAGAAGGCCGGCCCCTCGATCCGTGCCATGCTCAAGCCCGCGCCCGCCACCAACACGCAGGTCGCCACCGATCCGGCGACGCGGCCCAAGATCACCGACCGCGTCGGTCAGCCCGACTCCTCGACGCAGCCGATCGCGCCGGTGGCGCAGCGCGCCATTCTCTACGAAGAAGATCCCTCCGATCCGCAGGGCAAGCAGACCGTCGGCACGGTGGTGTGGCGGCTTGAACAGCTTCCGCCCTCGCCGAAGGCCAAGCCCGATACCGCGATCCGCGCCGAGGTGGATCTGCCCGATCGCAAGATGAAGGTGACCCTTACGCTGATGCGCAACACCGATCCCTCGATGCCGGCGACCAGCCATACCATCGAGGTTGTGTTCACCGTCGCGCCGGATTTCGGCACCACGATCGCCAACGTGCCCGGCATCTATGCCAAATCGCCCGATCAGCCGCGCGGAACTCCGCTGGCGGCGACTTCGGTCAAGGTGCAGGACGGCTATTTCCTGATCGGCCTGTCCAATGTCGATGTCGATCGTGATCGCAATATCCAGGTTCTGAAGGAGCGCACCTCGCTCGATATTCCGATGGTTTATGGCAACGGCAAGCGCGCCATTCTGTCGCTTGAAAAGGGCTCGCCCGGCGAGCGTGCATTCCGCGATGCGTTCGCGGCATGGAGACAATAACGTTGCGGATCACTCTGGCCGGTTCCCGCCATTTCGGCGTGATGACTCTGAAAATGCTGCGCGAGCACGGCGTGGAGATCGCGCGCGTGGTGGTGGCCGATGCGGGCGACCGTCTCGCCGCCGCGACCCGCGAGGCCGGAATCGAACTGACGGTGCAAGCCAATCCCAAGGTGATCGAGGCCGCGGAGATCGCGCCGGGAACCGATCTGATCGTGACGGCGCACAGCCACGCCCGCGTCAGTCAGGCCGCGCTCGCCGCCGCCAAGCTCGGCGGCGTCGGCTACCACCCCTCGCTGTTGCCGCGTCATCGCGGCATCGCCGCGGTGGAGTGGACCATCAAGGAAGGCGATCCGGTCGCCGGCGGCACGATCTATCATCTGGCCGAGCGCATGGATGCCGGCGCCGTCGCCGCGCAGGAGTGGTGTTTCGTCAAAAAGGGCGAGACCGCGCGCGAATTGTGGGAGCGGGCGCTGGCGCCGCTCGGCCTCAAGCTGCTGGCGCGGGTGATCGATCACGCCAAGGCATTCGGGTCGCTGCCGTCCAAGCCGCAGGACGAACAGTTCGCCACGCAGGCTCCCAAGCTGCAGGCCAAGGCCGCGCGCGCCGCCGGCTAGCAAGCGCCCCGATGCCGATGGTCCGGTAGCACCATCGCGGCCGGCTTTCTCCGAAACAGATGCAGGAATTCGCGCGGTCCATGACGCCGGATCGCGGATCTGTGTTCCGCGACAGTTCGGTTCTGAGATCGTTCGGTTCCCGAAAACGCAATACGCGGGCCAATGCCCGCGTATGGTCGTCCGATGGATGATGTGTCGATGGCGAAATTGGGACGTCAGGCTGCTGGCGTGCGGCCTTCGTCCACGGCGCGCAACACCAGCGCCCGCGCATCGGTGATGCCGCCCGCGGCCTCGCGAACGATGGTCTCCGCCATCTTCGCCTTGGTGGCGGGCGTCCGGTTTTCCTGAGCGATTTGTTCGACCGCAATATCGAGCACCTCGCGCAAGACGGCGACGGTTTCGGCGCTGAAAGATTCTGGCGAGCGATTGATCATGCACGTCTCCTCAGGTTGTTGGCGTGGCGGGACCATCGCCAAGCATTGGGGCCGTTGTGAGTCACGATACGACAAAGATCGTGCAACGACGATGATGTGATTCTGGAAATGCTCCAGACATATTTTATTGAAGGCCGCGTTGCGTCGGAGACCTTGATGAAGCGCCACGGGCTTTGCGCAACATGTTGTGTCAAAGCATCGATTGATGACGGCGTATCACCCGTTTGTCATCGTCATCACTCTTTCGAGGGTGGCAATTTCAAGGGCGATGTTCGACGCGGCGGACCGGCGAATGGATCGTGTTGTTCGCGGCTGCCCGGAAAAATTTCCAGTGTCGTGGCATGTCAATAAAAAAGCCGGCGCGGGCGCCGGCTTTCAGCTTCAATATCGAACGTCTTGCGGATGTTACGCCGCGGCGACGGCCTCCTGCCGGGCCACCGCGTTTTTCACCGCCGACTGCACCTTTTCGAAGGCGCGGACCTCGATCTGTCGCACGCGTTCGCGCGATACGCCGAATTCGGCGGCGAGGTCTTCCAGCGTGATCGGATCATCGGCGAGGCGGCGCGCCTCGAAGATGCGGCGCTCGCGCGGATTGAGCACGCCCATCGCGCCGGTCAGCGCGTTGCGGCGGTGATCATATTCCTCGCTGTCCGCCATGAGGGTTTCCTGGTTGGGCGCAGTATCGACCAGCCAGTCCTGCCATTCGCCGGGTTCGCCATCGTCGCGGATCGGCGCGTTGAGCGAAGCGTCGCCACCGAGGCGGCGGTTCATGTCGATCACGTCGCGCTCGGTCACGCCAAGGCGCTTGGCGATCAGCTTGACCTGATCGTCCCGCATGTCGCCGTCTTCCAGCGCCGAAATCTTGCTCTTGGCCTTGCGCAGGTTAAAGAACAGCTTCTTCTGGTTCGCGGTGGTGCCCATCTTCACCAGCGACCACGAGCGCAGGATGTATTCCTGGATCGAGGCCTTGATCCACCACATCGCATAGGTTGCGAGACGGAAACCCTTCTCGGGTTCGAAACGCTTGACTGCCTGCATCAGGCCGACATTGCCTTCCGACACCACTTCGGAAATCGGCAGGCCATAGCCGCGATAGCCCATGGCGATTTTGGCCACGAGCCGCAGATGGCTGGTCACGAGTTTATGCGCCGCGTCCCGGTCGTCATGCTCGCGCCAGCGTTTGGCGAGCATGTACTCCTCCTGCGGTTCCAGCATCGGAAACTTGCGGATTTCCGCGAGATAATGGGACAGGCCGGATTCTCCGCTGAGAATCGGCAAAGTGGCTGCACGGGCCATGCTTGCGCCCTCCATGGGTTCAGGCCCCCGATAGCGGCGGGCCAGGCAGTGTGCCGCTTTGTCAAAAGCCGGCCGGGCTGCATTGTTCCGCGCTGGGACATCTCCAGCGCAGGTGCAGCATACACCAAGCGGGGCGCGAGACGGAAGAACGAACCGGGGTCACGTTGCTGTGACGGGCATTAAATGTCTGTAACCATGCGGCTTTTCAGCACACCTCCATTAGTCTGTGCTACCGAGCGCGGCTTCGAGGAGAAGCAAATCCTCCGGCAGCCCGGTCTGCCACTGCATGATTTCTCCGGTGGCCGGGTGCTCCAGAACAAGGAGATAGGCATGCAGGGCCTGCCTGCCCAGAGCCGCAAGCGTGTTTCTTGCCTCGTCCGGCAACTGCCGCGCCTTGGTCTTGAAGCCCGAGCCATAGACATCGTCGCCGAGGAGGGGGTGCCCGAGATGAGCGAGGTGGACGCGGATCTGATGTGTCCGTCCGGTCTCGAGCTGGCAGGCGAGCAGGCTGGCGACCGGCTTGCCGTCTCTGCCGGCGAAGCTTTGCTGCGTCTCCCAATGGGTGACGGCGAAGCGGCCGGTAGTGCGTACCGCCATTTTCTCGCGGGCGAACGGATGGCGGTCGATCGGCTGGTCGATGGTGCCGCGCGGCCGGTCCGGCGCCCCCCAGACAAAGGCCAGGTAGCCGCGACGCATCTCGCCGGTGCGGCCATGATCGGCGAACTGCGCCGATAGCGACTGGTGGGCGCGGTCGTTCTTGGCCACCACCATCAGACCGGTGGTGTCCTTGTCGAGCCGATGCACGATGCCGGGCCGCTTGACGCCGCCGATGCCTGACAGGCTGGCGCCGCAATGGGCGATCAGCGCATTCACCAGCGTGCCGGTTTCGTGTCCGGCGGCGGGGTGCACGACAAGCCCTTTCGGCTTGTTCAGCACGATGATGTCGTCGTCTTCATAGACGATATCGAGCGGGATGTTCTCGCCGGCGGGCTCGGCCGGCACCGCGGGCGGCACGTCGATTGTGATCGTGTCGCCGACGCCGACGTGATAAGCGGGGTCGCGAACCGGCGCGGCATTGACGGTGACGCGGCCATCGAGGATCAGCGCTTTGAGGCGCGTGCGCGACAGGTCGGTGCAACGGGCCGCCAGCATCCGATCGAGTCGCGCCGCGGCTTCGCCGGTTTCGAGCGTGAATTGATGGCGCTCGCCGCCGGACGGCGCCGCGATATCGGCGGCGGCAAGTTGAGATGAGACGTGTTGGGAAGAGCGTTGCATGAGCGAAACTGTTGCACCTGATCCGACGCCCGAGCAAGCCGCGCTGATGGCGCGGGTGCGGCGGCTGATGCTGGTTGCGGGCCTGACCACGGCGCTCGGCATCGGCGCGGTGCTGATCGCGGTCGGCTACCGTCTGTTCCATAGCGGAGAGGCGGCCCAGGCCGAGGCGGCGGCGGAGCTGCCGGCGGGTGCGCGGATCGTCTCCACCGTGGCCGCCGGCGACAGGCTGGCGGTGACGATCGAATTGCCGACGGGCGGCGCGGAAATCCGCACCTTCGAGGCGCGCTCGCTCAAGCCAGTGGGGCGGCTGAAATTCCACAACGGGCGCTGATCTGCGGTTCGCACCTTGCGGAGAGCCGCTTTCGAGGCTATTCCCTGTCGCCAACGCTCCCTTCGTCTAGCGGTTAGGACGCGGCCCTCTCAAGGCTGAAACAGGGGTTCGATTCCCCTAGGGAGCGCCACGGTTTTCCGTCAAAAATGCCGATAAAACGGGCGTTTCTTTCATTTCATTGACAAATTTCGCGGCCGTTGCGACAGTTTCGTCCAACATTGCGTCCAACATGGGCAGGCCGTGAGCGAGTATCTGACCAGGCGGAACGGGGTTTGGCACTTCGTGCGGCGCGTGCCCGCCGAATTCCAGAAATATGACAAGCGAGATCCGGTGAAGCTCAGCACCGGTATCGCCGTGGCCAGCGACCGCCTCGGCCGTAAGGCCCGGCTTCGTGCCGATCAGATGAACGTCGATCTGGAGGCGTTCTGGAGCAAGTGCGCCGACGGTAAACGACGCCAAGCTGAAATTGAGTATGCCGCGGCCACAAGGCGCGCCCGGACGCTGGATCTTGATTACGCGCCGGCGGCCGAAGTCGCGCTTGAAGCTCCCGCCAATTTAAAACGCCGTATCGAGACCCTCGCCGCGGGCGATCGCATTCATGATGCAACCACGCGCATGGCCGTGCTGGGTGGCGTCGATAAACCTAGAATCAGGCTGTCGCGGCTCTTCTCGGAATTCGAGACCGCGACCGTAACGAAGCGGCTTAATCACTCTCCCGGACAGTTGCGAAAGTGGCAGGCCGGCAAGAAGCGCGCTGCGGAGCAGCTGATAGAAGTCATTGGCGATAAATACCTCGACGAGATGACACGTGGTGACGGCCTCAAATGGCGCGAGCATTGGCAGGCCCGCATCACGAAAGAAGGCGTTCACATCAACACCGCGAACAAGAATCTGAGTCATGTCAGCCGCATGATGAAGGTGGTCGGCCGCCTCCATCGGCTTGAGATCGAGACCGTGTTCACGGGGCTTCGCCTTGAGGGCGGCCGGGATGGCCAGCGCAAGCCGTTCACGCCTGAATTTATCGTCAACATCATCCTGCGCGACGGCGCGCTCAACGGTCTCAACGATGAAGCGCGAGCAGCGATCTATGTCATGGTGAACACCGGCGCGCGACCCTCCGAAATTGTCAACCTCGCCGCCGAGCGCATCGTCCTCAACCAGCCGATCCCGTACATCCGCATTTTGCCGGTCGGGCGGATTCTAAAAACGGAATCTTCCGCCCGCGACATCCCGTTGGTCGGCATCGCTCTCGAGGCGATGAAGTGCTTCCCGAACGGCTTTGCCCGCTATGCCGACAACGAAAACACCTTCTCGGCAACGGTGAACAAATATTTCGTCGAGCACGGCATGAAGCCGTCCCGCATGCACAGCGTCTATTCGCTGCGGCACGGCTTCAAGGACCGGCTGCGGGATGCAGAGTGTCCCGATGAATTACGGGACGAATTGCTGGGTCACGCCAATGGAAAGCCGAAATATGGCGACGGCCATGGTCTGCGCATGAAGCTGAAGTATCTTGAGATGATCGCGCTGGCGCCGGGAATGAAGATCGATGAGGCGCTCAAGCGGGCAGGATAAGGGCTCTTGCGTTTCGGCTGGTGAGCCCCATTTAGGGGCGACAGAGAAGGGGAGGCCGCTATGACCAAACTTTTGACTGTACCCGAAAACCTCTAGCGAGGTCATCCGTTCCACGGGCCCGTTGTGACGGCGGGATTGGAGTTGCGGTTTTTGCGCTGAGCGCGAAGCGAGTCGCGGAGAAAACGAGGAAATCGGCACGTCACCCGCTTGCTCGTTCGATAGCTGCGATGAAGAGCGAATAGCGCGGTTTAGGCCTGCTCAATGCGAGTGGCCACGGGGCTCCAACCCCGGCACCGCGCTATTTTGCTTTTTTAGGACAAGGTCCCTTTCAACGAATTCGTCCCGTCGTCGCACGAGATTACGCCTGGCGCGGGCCATGACATCTTCGCGCCGCTGCAGGATCTGCAGTTCGGCCTCAAGCCGCTCCAGAATGGGAGCATAGACTGGCCCGTCCTCGACGATGCAGAAGGACACCAGGTCGATCGCGTCGCGCAGCCAGGCCTCGGTGAATTCCGCCAAGCCCTCGCATGCACCGCGGATCGTCGGCAGAGTCATCCCGCGCTCTCCGCCATGATCAGCCCGGCAGCCTTGACGAAGCATTCAAAGCGATCTTCGACCGCAGCGCGCGCAGCAGCACTATTGAGCGTAACTCCCTCGACGGGGTTGGCGTTCACGGTATGCCACACTCGCCAACGCCAGCGATGGACTCCCGGGAAGATGGCGCCGACCGATAATTCGCCGCAATAGGCAACGACACGATGCGTTTCTTCCCGCCAGACGATCATGCTGCTCCGGTGGCGGTGTCGCGGTGAGCGGCCACTCATGACGGCCTCCGCACCAGAAGAAGGATGACTGCCATGGCCGCCAATGCCCAAGGCACCAGGTCGACGTTCTCGGCCCACACATCCGCGGCAGCGAGCATGATCGATGCTTCGATCATGCCGCATGGCCCTTCGAGGCGTACAGCGCAAGCCGGTTCTCGATCCCTTGAACAAGCCCTTCATTGAGCATCGCGGCGGCCTTGCGAGGATCTCGGTCCATCACGGCAAGAAGAGTGGCAGCGAAGGCGTGTTCGGCGGTGACTAGGATCGATGCGTAATCCCTAAATGGATCGCGCCCGTCTATGATTGCCTTGGCGGCGGCAAGCGCGCGCTGTGTGTCCTTTTGGTTCTCGCTCATGACGCCCCCGGTTCAAGCTTCGCTAGGGCCTGGCGCGCCTTCTCGGCGGCGAGGGCGATGGAGGCGGGGCAGGGAATGCCGCGCGCGTTGAGAAGATCGCGGACCTCGTGTGCAGCTTTGGTATAGAGATCCGCGGCGATCGCCAGATCGTAGGACGCTGCGAACATGCGGCCGTGCGTCTGCCAGTCGATGCCGTTCATCGGACTGAAAATCGAGATCGTTGCGATCTTGACCTTCGCGTTCCATGGCGAGCGCGCCCAGATGCCATCTGAGGAAAATTCATAGGGGCCGGTGCTGATGCGCCATTGCTGTTCGGTCATGAGATCACCCCGATCCGGTTCGGGGACCGCTGCGCAGCGGCGATGATGGCGACGACGCCTGCGAGAGCCATGGCGACGCGGCGGCCTTCGGCGGTGAGCGCTGCGCGGCTGCGGTGCTCGCGATAGTAGCGAAGCTCAGTGAGCCGACGGATCGTCGCCAGGGAGAACCTTTGCTGCGTGACCGGGCAATAGAACAGGCTGGCGTAGCCGCGCAGCGGCCCGCGCAGGCCGGCGGTGAGCGCAAAGGCGAGGGTCGGGGTCAGGAAGGGCGCGGCCATTATGCAGCGCCTTCCAGTGCTCCGGCTGCCGCGACCGCCTGCGCTCGATACCAGCGGCCGCTCCACTGCGCGATGGCCTTGTCACGGGCCATTATGCCGTGCTGGAGACACCAGTCGAACCGCTCGTTCTCCCGATGCGCCCAGAAATAGACCATATCGAAATGGGCATCGATTAGGTCGTCACGCCAAATTCCAACGTTGGCGTAGCGGATGACGGACATAATGCGATCCGCAGCGAAGTAGGCGTCGGAGTCGCGGTCAAAAAGCTGATCCTTCAGGGATTTGCGAGCCATCACAGCACCTCCAGAATGCGATGCGCCAGCGCGGCGATGGCGGCCGTCGGCCATTGTGCGGTGAATGTCTCAATGAATCCGCTGAGGGCGATCGCTTCTTCGTGCGGACGTGGACGATAGATTTGCGGTGAGTCGGCCGGCAGCATCGCGATCTCCTCGAATGCGTCGAGAAAATCGCTACATCATGTAGCGACAAAAATCAATACGATTTGTAGCGATTTATTGCTACCGGGAGCGCGTCCGGATCAACTTGATCGCCTCCGCGATCCGGCTGACTTCTTCGTTGGGGAGGTCTTCCACCAGTTGATCGAGGCTTACTCGGTCGCCAAAATCCTCCGAGCCGCCTGTTTCCGCACCGAATATTATAAATCGGGCTGAGATACGCACGCCCTCGCTCCGAAAACGCCGCGCGTAGCGCTCCGCGTCATCATCGCCGATTTTGCGTGTTCCGGTTTCGTGAGCTCGGTAAGTGCTCTCAGGCCAGCCGCACTTCGTAGCCGCGTCGCGTGCGGACTTGAAGCCTGCCTTTATGCGGGCGTCTTTGAGTCGTGCGCCCTGCGCGCGACGAATTGCACTCAACCTAGCCGTCATCGCTACCAAATGTAGCGTTGAAATCGCTACGTGCTGTGTTGACGCGAATCACTACAGAATGTAGCGATTCCGATATGGAGACCTTTTCAGACATCATTGATGCGTTCGGCGGGCCGGTCGAATTCGGTCTCGCGATTGGGATTAAGACCAGTCATGCCCGCACGATGAAGGCTCGGGACTCTATTCCGGCATCGCGCTGGATGGCGGTTGCTGATGCGGCGGCCGCTAAGGGCCTGCGCGCGGTGACGATCGAGGCCATGGCCTCGATCGAGGCGCGGAGGGACGTTCAGTGAACTCGTCCCTCCCCACAATCCGCCGCCGGCAAGAACGGGAGTCCTTGGCTGACAGCGCGTGCTTGCAGAACGAGCAAATCCCACAACTCCTTGGGGACAATTATCCGCGCGACTATTACTCGGTCGAACTCTCCTTCGCCCAGGTCGCGCGCAACGTAGAACGTGAGTCTCAGACAGGCCGTCCCGGCCATTTCGATCGATGCGACACCTTCGACGAAAACGTCGGGTACGCGATCGGGGTCGATCAATCCCGGCAAAACATCCTTCTGCAATTCCCAGCCCCTTTGCATTTCCCCGCGGCAGCGCGCCGCGGTGAAAGCATCCCTGCACGGGCCGGGCGCAATCCATTCGTCTTTCGAAACATGGTAACCGGCGCGTCGCGTCTGGCCGGTGCCGCTCAGCATGGGGCTTGGACATGACGCAACGGCTATCGCGGACGGCAAAAAGCACCAAATCCGGACTTTGCCGGATCCGGAATCAAAAACGGACAATCAGGAATCAGATTTCACCCGTTATGCAGAAAGTGCATGACTTGCTGCCGACAGCTAAGTCCGCGCTGCATCTGCATATTTTGACCGATCAGCCGCTTTCCACATGCCAAAAAGTGCTCGCCGGCATTCGTCGCGAAAATCTCGATTTGGTGATCGCGCTTTTGCGCTCCGAGCACGGCCGCGAGGTCCTTTTCACGCTGATGGGCGACGCTGAGCCCGACTGGTTCGTGCGCTATCGCAAGCAGCTCGACGTCAACGCGGCGCGGCGCACCTATGACGAGGCACTGAGACAGATCGACGCGATGCACCGGGAGATCGTCCGATGATCCCGGCATCCGTCTCCTTCAGCATCGATCCCGCGCATATCGTCATCGCGCTTCTTGTCGGCATCACCGCCGCGTTCCTGCTCGCCGTGTTCGGCGCGGTCCTGCTCTACGACCGCCGCTGCGAATGGCGCCGGCAGCACGATTGCATGATGGAGCCGCACGGCGATCAGCCCGGCTTCACCCGCGAGCAGCTTGAGGCGTTCCGTCCGGATCGGGGGCGGTCATGAACGCTTGGCCCTTTGGCAGCACCGGCGGCACCACCCCGAAAGAGAGATTCGACCGCCCGCGCGCGATGACCCTTGAGGACATCAAGGCGCTGATCGCGGGAACGGAAACGCTCCCGTGCGCAGCAGATGTGGCCCCGCCGCAGCGCGTCGCCACGGGTCTTGCGCGCATCCTCAAGGGCGGGAGGGCTGAATGAAGCAATCGCGCCGCATGTCCCTGCTTGAAACGTGCCTTAACACCGGCGCCGGTTTCGGCATTTCGCTTCTGGCGCAGTGGTTCTTTCTGCCGCTGCTCGGTGTCGCGATCTCGTTCCACCAGAACGTGATGTTTGCGATCATCATGACGTTCGTCTCCATTGCGCGCGGCTTCCTGCTGCGCCGCCTGTTTGAGGCCCTGCAGATCCGCGTGCCGATGCCGGCATCGATCCTCGCGATCGCGGCCGAGCGGCGGCGGCAGGTCGATGTCGAGGGCTGGACCCCCGAGCACGATGCCGACCATGTTGACGGCGAACTCGCCCAGGCGGGCGCGAGCTATGCGCTGCTGCCCGCGTTTCGGCATGGCGGAATTCCAAACCGCACCGGAGTGCTTGAGCCATATTCGATCTGGCCGTGGTCCAAGCGTTTCTACAAGCCGCAGGATGATCGTCGCGATCTGATCCGCGCCGGCGCGCTGATCGCCGCCGAACTCGACCGCATGGACGCCACCCGCAAGCGCAAGCGCAAGGCGGTGCGGGCATGATGACGCTGCTGGAGCATGCGCAATCCGGCGATCTGGCAGGGCTGACCGAACGGCTCGATCTGCTCGCACGGCGCATCATCGATGAAAAGGGCAGGGGGGGGTCCGTCAGCGATCAACTGATCGTCGAGGCTCATTACTACGCCACCCGCGGCGACCTCGACGAGGCGACGTTGCGGCTTCGCCTTCGTGCGCGCCCGAAATGGCGCAGCGAGCAGGAATGCGCCCATGCCTACGCCGAAGCCATGCGCGAAGCCGCGGAGGCGCGGTGATGAAGCTGGTTTGCGATCGCGCGAAACTGGATGAAGCGCTGAAGGCCGTTGCCCCCTTGGCGAAGGCCAAGAACAAAATTCCCGTCCTCGCGCATATTCAAATAGTCGCTCAGGATGGAGTCCTGAATTGCGCCGCGACCGACCTTGACGCGTATTGCGAAGCGGGGCTTCCAGCTGACGTCACCGAGAATGGCGGCACCTTGGTGCGCGGCGAGCAGTTCATGCGTCTGGTTTCGAGCCTGCCCCCCGGCACGCACGTTGAAGTCACGGCGGACGACAAGTCGCTTTCGATACGGTGCGGCAAGGCGAGCTATAAACTGCCGACGCTTCCGTTGGTCGATTGGCCGGAATTCCAAGATGCGACAGCAGCGAACGAGTTCACACTTTCCGCCGAGCAGATTAAGCGACTGTTCGGCATTCCGGAAATCGCGATCGAAGCGGGCAGTTCTCCGCGCCTCTATCTGTCAGGGTGCTATCTGCATCAGGACGGGCCGGACCTCGTCTCGGTTGCCACGAACGGAAAGCAACTCCTGAAGTGTTCGGAGCCCTTGGATGCGGCGCTCGCTGATGGTGTGATTGTTCCTCGCGAGTCCGTCCACGAAATTTTGCGCCTTGCGACGAGCGATATTCGCTTGGCAGTCGGGTCGAACCTCATCAAGGCGAGTTGCGGTTCTCTCACGTTCCGTTCGAAGCTGGTCAACGCGGCGTTTCCCGACTACGCGCGGGTTATTCCAGACCTCATTCCCGACACGGCGATCGCAGTTGACCGCAAGGAGTTGACCGACGCTGTGAAGCGCTTGAGCCTCGTCGGAGGAGAGACCCAGACGGTGCGCCTCACCTGGCAAGCAGGTGGCAGCGATCTCGAAATTTCGGCATGGCGAGGTGATGGCGACGGAAGCGAGATGATCCCGGCGCAAATCGATCACGCGGCGAATGGTTACATCGCATTTGCGATCCGCTTCCTGTTGCCAGTTCTCGAAGCGCTTGAAGGGGAAGTGATCGAGCTTCGCGTTACCGGCAAGGGGGATGCGTGTCGGCTCGTGGATCGCAGCACTGCGCAGGTAACGGCGCTCGTCATGGCGGTAGAGGTGTGAGCATGAACATGGCCCTCAATCCCGGCAACGAAGCGGCGAAGGTCGAGACCGCGCAGCGGTTCGCCAAGGACCAGCTCAAGTCCATCGTCGAGCGCATCGAGCGACTCGAAGAGGAAAAGAAGGCAATCGCCGACGACATCAAGGATGTTTACGCCGAGGCCAAGGCCAACGGTTTCGACGTGAAGGTCGTGCGCGCCATCATCCGCATGCGCAAGGAAGACGCCGACAAGCGAGCCGAGCACGAAACCATTCTCGAAACCTATCTGATGGCGCTGGGGATGATCTGATGCTGAAAGCTCACCCCCTTGCCGATCTGTTTCCGATGATGAGCCCGAGCGAGCATGCCGAACTCGTCGCCGACATGCGCGCCAACGGCTTCCGCTCTGGTGAAGAGATAGTTCTGCTCGACGGGCAGATCCTCGATGGCCGCAACCGCTATCGCGCAGGACTCGAGGCCGGCGTGCTGGCCGAGGATGGTTCGGGTTGGGAATTCGTACAGTTTAGTGCCGGCGGGATCGATGGGCTACTCGACAGCGCCACGATCGAGCGCGGGCCGCTCGCCTTCGTGCTGTCGAAGAACCTGCACCGGCGGCACCTTAACGAGAGCCAGCGCGCCATGGTCGGGGCGCGGCTTGCCACGCTGCAGCACGGCGGTGACCGCCGGTCCGATCAAGCGGCAAATTTGCCGCTTGAAAATAGTGCGGCCTCTGTCCCGCCGATCAGTCAGGCGACGGCGGCCGACACGGTGAACGTGTCCGAGCGGCTGGTGCGCGCTGCCAAGGTGGTGCAGCAACAGGCCACGCCGGAACTCAAGCGGGCCGTGAATGAAGGGCGGCTGGCGGTTTCGGCGGCTGCCCAGGCGGCGCACCTTCCGGAAGAAACCCAGCAACGGATTGCGCAGGAGGCCGAGGCCGGCCGCGCCAATGTGGTCCGCACCATCATCAAGAAAGAGCGCCGCGACGCGCGCGAGGTCGAACTTTCCGAACGCCAGCGCGCACTGCCCGAGAAGAAATACGGCGTGATTGTCGCCGATCCCGAATGGCGGTTCGAGCCTTACAGCCGCGAGACCGGGATGGATCGCGCCCCGGAAAATCACTATCCGACATCGGACACGCTCGACATCATCGCGCGGCCCGTCGCCTCGATCGCGGACAGGGACGCGGTGCTGTTTCTGTGGGCAACCGCGCCGATGCTGCCGCAGGCGTTTGCGGTCATGCGCGGCTGGGGTTTCGAGTACAAGACCCATGCGATCTGGCACAAGGTTCGTCCAGGTGCAGGGCGGGGCTCCGGATACTGGTTTACCGGGGAGCATGAACTGCTGCTGGTCGGATCGCGCGGCTCGATCCCGGCGCCGGCGACAGCGTTGTGCGGCTCCGTCATCGCCAAACCGATCGGGGGGCATTCCGCAAAGCCGGACGAATTCCTCGAACTGATCGAGCTGGCATTTCCAAATCTACCCAAGATCGAACTCAACCGTCGCGGTCCGCCCCGTGCGGGCTGGGATGCGTGGGGCAACGAAGCCGAGCAGCCCGCGCCACCCGCTATCGCCGCCGCTGTGTCCGTGATCGAGGACATGTCGCCGCCGGCACCGCCCAAGGATGACGGGCTCGACATTCCCGCTTTCCTTCGCCGCGATATCGAGCCTTCGCGCTGGGAGGCTGCGGAATGACCGGCAGAACGTGGTCATCATCGGAAACTGCCCGCTTGATGGAAGAGGTGCGCCGCGCGCGGAGCGAACACCGGAAGATCTCCGGGCGCCAATGGAAAAAGATCGCGCGCGGATTTCCGGACAGGACCACGCGCGCGCTCCAGGCCCGCATCGAGCTCATGCTTTCCCGCGAACGCGCAGGCGCGCCCGTCGCATTGCCTGTGCGGGTCGTCGGCGAGCATTCTACCATCACCGCCGCCATCTTTGGCGATCCGCTCCCGGGGCGGTCGGCGCTCGATCGGCGCGATGCGGCCGCGCCATAGCCAATCCCAGCCGGCGGGTGGCCGGAAATCACCGGAGGCATGAACCATGAATGTGAAACCCGAGATCGACAGCAAATCGGCGGCACCGATCTTGCTCAAGGCGGATCAGACAACTCCCGCGCTGGCGATCGCCGCCGATGGCGCCGGCATCATCATCAAGGCGGGCACCACCTTTCAGGGCCGCAGCTTCGACGGCCGCGAAGTGATTCCGTTTCCCGAAAGCAGCCGCGTGCCGGGTAGCGACTATGCGGTCGCATTGCTCAAGGGCGGCGGCGCCGAAATCGTCCGGCTGACCTCGGCCGATCTCGGCAGCGACATGCTCGGCGGTTTCCACTATGCGCCAGGCGGCAATGCGTCTGCTCGCGCCGGCGGCGACACGGTGCCGGTGATCAATACCTATTCGCTGCACGATCTCAACTTCCGTCCCGCCTGTCCGGATCCGCGCGGCATGGCGCTGATCGAGCAGACGCACGGCCGCAAGTTCTGGTGCGATATCTATCTGCTCGGCGTCGATCACGTTGCGAACGGCACCAGCAAGTTCGGCGTCACCATTGCTGATGGTAACGAGCGGCCGATCAATCCTGCGACCGGCAAGCCCTTCAAGAAGCTCGATTATGAAACTGCCGTGGCCGTGATGGCGCATCATGGCAAGCAGCTTCTGTCGTTCGAGGAATTCGCCGATGCGATGATCGGCGTCACCGAGAAAACGTCCATCGGCAGTGATCCGGAAGTTACCAAGCTCGACGCGCTTCGCACCAGCAGGTTCGGCATCATGCAGGCGACCGGCAACATGTACGTCTGGGGCCATGACGGCGATCCGGATGAGCCTCGCGCCTCGATCTTTGGCGGCAGCTGGTGGGGCGGCGGCAACGCCGGCTCGCGCCGCGCGGACCTCGACTGCTGGTCCGACGATTCGCTCGACAGCCTCGGGGCGCGCGGCCGCAGTGACCACCTGCAGCTTGGATAGCCGCCGCGGCAGCGGCGGCGTGGGGCCGTCATGATCAAGGATGACAACGCGCCGCCGGATGCTCTCGCCATTGTCGAGAAATACGAGGTTTTCGTGAAGTATCTCTATCCGATCCTGCAGAACAGCCCGCGCCGGCACGGTGTCTTTCGCGACACCGTGCTTGCGGCGCTGCTTCTGCCGATCGGCGGTTTGTATCACGCCGCCAAGTCGAAACAGGTCTCGCGGCTTTATGCCGTGGACGCCGAGTTCGCGACCCTGCGCGCCTACATGCGGTTCATGGCGGCGCCGAAGATCCGGATGATGTCGCCGCACCAGCATGAGACCGCGTTGCGGCTTCTGGCCGAGCCGGGCGGCATGCTGGGCGCGTGGATCCGCAGGCTGTCGGCTGGGCGGCAAGGTTCGGGCGCACCGTTGCTGCGCCCGGAAGGGCAGGCGGGGAAATGACGCAGCCTCGCGCCTCGATCTTTGGCGGCAACTGGTGGAACGACGACAACGCCGGCTCGCGCCGCGCGAACCTCGACTACTGGTCCGACAATTCGAACGACAACATCGGGGCGCGCGGCCGCAGTGACGACAGGTTTCCGGCTCGGCACAGGTCACGGCCTCGCCGGCCGATCACATGCTCGCTTGCCCTGGCGCGAATGCCGCAGGGCGCAAGCGCGCGCGATCAAGGTCTGTGGTCAGCCCGTGTGTCCTGCTTCGGCGAATACACTGCGCGGTCCGGCATAGCGGGGCGTAGGCGGCATCGCCGTTCGAGACCCGCGGCCGGCTTTTCAGTCGAGGGGATTTGAATGGGCCGGTGCAAGGAAACTCTGGGTTATCCATCGCGCACCGCTGCGATTGCTGCCTTGCGGGCACAGGGCGATTCTTGCCGTCAGGTCGCGGACAAACTCGGCGTGTCGTTAGGTACCGTCGCGGCATTGGCGAACAGCTACAAGCGCAAGATTGCTTCTCAGAACAGGACGGTTCTGTTTCCGGCCCGCGTGATTGAACGCTTACACGACCCCGCTCGTTCGCGTGGGCTGCTTCCCCATGAACTCATACGGCAGATCGTAGAAACCGTCGCCGAGGACAGTCTGGTCGATGCAATTCTTGACGACAAGGCATGGTGATGAGCGACACATATTTGGTATCAGGAAAACTGCCAACCGATCTGGCAAACAGCGTTTCGGACCTGATTCACTCCTCGATATCGAAGGGCATGGAGCCGGACAGCGTCGTTTGCATTGTGGCAACCGTTGCCGCTGACTACGCGCGCCAGTACTACGGTCCGAAATACCTTGAGGCCCTTGCTCGGCTCGTCCTGATGAACGGCGGTGCGAAGCAATGACCCGCCGCTATCGCAACCTGATCGGACGCATCACCGATCCGCGCACCATGGAGGCGGCGCTGCGCCTCACCGCGCGCGGCAAGCGGTTGTCGCCGGGCTTTCTCGAATTCAAGGAATTCTCGGCGCTCAATCTCGCCGAACTCGCGCGCGACATGGCGGCCGGCACATATGAGGCCGGCCAGCCGAACGAATTCTACATCTTTGATCCCAAGCGCCGGTTGATCTCGGCGCTGCCGTTCCGCGACCGCATCGCCCAGCAGGCGCTCTGCCTGGTCGTCGCGCCGATCTTCGACCGGGCGCTGTTGCCACGCGCCTTTGCCTGTCGGGTCGGGAAGGGGACGCATGCCGGGGTCCGGCTTGTGCAAGCTGACTTGCGCCACGAGGCTGCCGGCGGGCCGGTGTATTTCCTGAAGACCGATTTCTCGCGCTACTTCGCCTCGATCCAGCGCGACGTGCTCTGGCGGCTCATTGAAGCCAAGATCAGTTGCCGCGCCACGCTGCGCCTGATCGAGGCCATGATCCCGCGCACCGGCATCGGCCTGCCGATCGGCAGCCTGACCTCGCAGATCTTCGCCAACGTCTACACCGGCGCCACGCTCGACCGTCATCTGCAGCAGACGCTCGGCGAACGGCTCTGGTATCGCTACATGGACGATCTTGTGGTGCTCGGGCGCAGCCCGGCGCATCTGCGCGACCTGAAGGTCGAGATCGAGCGCTATTCCCGCGAGACGCTTGGCCTGCGCTTCTCGAAATGGTCGGTCGCGCCCGCGTCGCGTGGCATCAACTTCCTCGGCTATCGCATCTGGGCGACGCACAAGCTGCTGCGGCGTGACAGCGTTGTCCGCGCCCGGCGCAAGATCGCCGCCTATCGCGCCGCCGGCGACCGCAAGCGGCTGGAACGATTCATCGGATCATGGCTCGGCCACGCCAGCCACGCCGACGCGCGCAACCTCATTCGCAGTCTTGGGTTGGAGGGACGGGGATCGTGATTCTTGAAGAAATCGAGATCGACAGCTTCGCCGGCGGCGGGGGCACCTCGACGGGCATCAAGGCTGCGCTGGGGCGTGGTCCGACGATCGCGGTCAACCATGACCGTTATGCGCTTGCGATGCATCGGATCAATCATCCCGAGACCGAGCATCACGTCGAGGATGTCGTCACCATCGACGCGGTCAGCATGTGCGGCGGTCGGCCGGTCGGCATGGTCTGGATGTCTCCGGACTGCAAGGATCACAGCAAGGCCAAAGGCGGCAAGCCACGCGACAAGAACATCCGCGGGCTGGCGTGGGCGGTGTTTGGCTGGGTGAACAAGCTGCCGAAATGGCAACGGCCGCGCATCGTGTTCCTTGAGAACGTCGAGGAATTTCAGGACTGGTCGCCGCTCGACGAAAGCGGCAAGCGGTGCGCGCTGCAGAAGGGCGTTACGTTCAAGACCTTTGTCGCCTCATGGGAAGCGCTCGGCTACGCGGTCGAATGGCGCGAGCGCCGCGCCTGGCGCGCCGGGCACAAGCTGCAGGCAGCCACCATCCGCAAGCGGCTCTACATGATCATGCGCCGCGACGGCGAGCCGATCGTCTGGCCCGAACCGACACGCGGCTGCCCGACCGACCGGGAGGATGCGGCCAAGATCGCCGCCGGTCTGCTGGCGCCGTGGAAAACCTCGGCCGACTGCATCGACTGGTCGCTGCCGTGCCCGTCGATCTTCGCGACCTCGACCGAGATCAAGGCGCAGTACGGCATCCGCGCCAAGCGCCCGCTGGTCAAGAGCACGATGGCGCGGATCGCCAAGGGGACGTTTCGCTATGTGCTGGATGCGGCAAAGCCGTTCATCGTACCGATCACGCATAGTGGACCGCCGCGCGCGCACAGCAGTGACGAGCCGCTACGCACCATCACGTCGGCACATCGGGGCGAACTGGCCGTGGTCACGCCCTTCGTCACCAAGTTTCAGACGGGATCGACGGGGCATCGGGCCGATGAGCCGCTGCACACCATCACCAGCCACGCCAGTGACCACCACGGCGGCGGCGCAGCGCCCATCGGCGTTGTCGCTCCGGTGCTCGTGCGGACAGCGCATGGCGATGTCGGGGCTGACGGCAAGAGGCGAGGGCGCGGCGATCACGACGCGACGCAACCCCTGCCGACCGTGTTGGGCACGAACGATATTGCGGTGCTGGCGCCCATTCTTGTCGGCTGTGGCGGGCGCGCCGCCCAGACCGAACCGCGCTCGGCGGATGAGCCGGTTATCACGCAGACGGCGAAAGCGGACCTTTGCGTGAGTTCGGCCTTCATGGTGCCGCGCTATCAGGAAGCGCCGGGGCAGGAGCCTCGCGCGCGGTCGGTCGAGCAGCCCATGGGCACCGTGGTGCCGAGCGGAAACGAGGGATCGCTCGCCGCCGTCCACCTCGCCACGATGCGGAATTCGCAGAAGCCGTTCAACGAAGCGGACAAGCCTGCGCATACGCTGACCGCCGGCGGCGCGAACCTCAGCGTGGTCGCGGCCTTCATGGCGCAGCACAATATCGACGGTCGCACCGGTGAGGGGAATGCCGGACATCCGGCCGATCGGCCGGTCTCCACCATCACCGCCGCCGGCAGCCAGCAATCGGTTGCCGTGGCACACATGGTGAACCTGCATGGTGCGGATCGCCGTGATGCGCCCGCCGATCAACCCTTGCACACCCTGACCTCGGGCGGCACGCATGCCGGTGCGGTGCTCGGCTTCCTCGCCAAGTATTACGGCGCGGGCTTGCCGAGCCAAGACTGCGGCGAGCCGCTCCACACCGACACCGCCAAGCCGCGCTTCGGCCTTGTCGAACTCGCCGCGGCGCTGCCACCGTTCGGCCCGGAGCACGAGGCGCGCGCCCGCCAGGTCGCGGATTTCCTGCGCGCGCACGGCTACTGGGATGATCGCGAATTCGTCACGGTTGAGATCGACGGCGTGACCTTCGTCATCGTTGATATCGGCATGCGGATGCTGACTGCGCGCGAGCGCTTTACCGCGCAGGGCTTTCCGGCGGACTACATCATCGATCGCGGCATCCTCGAGGACGGCACCGAGATCAGGTTCACCGCCGAGCAGCAGGGCTACATGTGCGGCAATTCGGTTTGCCCGCCGGAAGCCGAGGATCTGATCCTCGCCAACTATCAGCCGCGCAGGGTGCGGCGACCCGACCGCTCCACAGCGGATAGCGCGCCACTGTTCGAGGCGGCGGCCTCCTAGTCATTCGTTTGTTGCGTTTGCGTCCCCTGAAATCACGAACAACGAAAGAAACCGCAGATGTCTCCGCGGCTATCTATCATCCCTGCCGGCGCCGTCACGGATCCCGCCCTCGAACCGCGCGATCTGCAGATGCTGTGCCTGCTCGGCCGCCACATCGACAATCAGGGCTGGTGCATCCGCAGCCAGGTCAGGATGGCGCAGGAAATCAGTTGCTCGCGCGCATCGGTGCAGCGGTCCCTTGAACGGCTGGTCGATGCCGGCTGGGTCGAGAAGAAACAGCGCCAGGGCGCCGAAGACGGCATTCGCCCGCATTCGTCCTATCTCTATCGGGTCTTGCTCGATCGGGACGACGACGATTCCGATCGTCGCCTGCGTTCCCGCCATAGCACCCCGATGCCGGATCGTGACGATGGCGGCGACGATAGGGGGTGCCCACCTGTGAGCACCCCCCCGACCGCGACGGAGGATGCCCAGCCAGATGAGCACCCGGGTGCCCAGCCATGTGTGGGCACGGGTGCTCATACATACGTGGGCACCAATAACGACCCCTTAGAACGACCCCACCTTGAACGAGAGAGAGATGCGCGCGCGCGAGCGACGGACGAATTCATCGCCAAGTTCCGCGCAAGGTGGCCGACAGCGGCCGTCGACGATCAGCGGCGGCTCGCCTATGCCGCCGCCGAGCTCACGGCGGATGAGCAGGCAGCAGCTCTGGCCGGCATCGAACCGTTTCTCGCAGCCCTGAAGCGGGCGAACCGAAAGGGAATTCCGGCAGGTTGGAGATACCTTGAGGAAAAACGCTGGACACTGCTGGAGCAGGAACAGCCGGCGGTTCAATCCGCGTTCCTGCATCTCGATCCGGAAAGCGCGGAGGGACGCGCGGTGTTGATCGTTTACGCCGTCGCGCGCACAACGCGGCCGTTCATGTCCGGCAATGGCAAGATGAACTGGCGCGGCGAGATCACGCCGCAATTGCTGGCGATGGCGACGGCACCGCCGCGCGACCAATGGGTTCGCATTTCCGAGCGGAAGCAGATCGGGGCGTGGGCCGGCTTCCTCGACAAGTACATCCGCGGCCCGCGCCCTGTGCTGCTCGTGACCGATGCTGGAGGTCCGCACCTGATGGCGCCATGGCACTGGCCGCCGCGCAAGGACGGCGCGCTGTCGCCCGATGGCGGTGAAGAAACGTTGATGACCGAAGACGACGCCGCGGTGCTGGCGCAGGAGGGGTTGAAATGAGGGTGCTTGAGGTTGGCGATTTCGTAGGAATGATCGAGCCGAAGCGAGTTGCGGTGCCGATACCGATGGCGTGGTATCTGCTGCGGATCCACCCCAACCGAGAATGCACGGTTGCTGATAGGCTTCTTCATCGCGGCGCTACCGTTTACTTGCCGACAGAGATCAGAACGCGCCGATCAGTCTGGAGCCGGCGAGTACCTGTTGCCGCGCCGATCTTCCCCGGCATTCTGTTCGTGGCCGACTTTGATGCTGATCTACGTCGGCTTCGCGCACTATCCGACGGGATCGTTGGCTACATCCCGGGCTGCGCCAGTGAACCGGCCGTCGCCAATCGAAAAACGATGGGCGACATCCACAAGCTGGCGGAACGGTTGAATGTGCCGATGGGGCAGCGGAAATACCGCATCGGTCAAGGTGTTAGGATCGTTGAGGGACCATTCTCGTACTGGACTGGTCGGATCGAGCGGCTTGACAGCCATGGCAGACTCAGGGTGTTGCTTGATGTCATAGAGCGTCAGGTCCCGGTCGAAATTGCCGAGACCCAGATCGAGGCGGTATAGCCACAACGTGGTGACAACGACTCGGCAGGAGCAGGGCTCCGACGCAGGGCAGTCTCGCAAGAGATTTGTCCGTCGCGAAGCGTACCTCAAAGCCCCGCCATCGTGCGGGGCTTTCGCGTTCAAGGGTTGAGGGCCGATGGATTCAACGGGCCTTTCGGCGTGACCTCCATCTACACCGCCGATGGCAGTTGCGGGCATCAGACACTGTTCGGACCGGCGGACAATCGCAGCACCGGACCAACGCCTCGCTCGAAAGAGCGGGGCGTTGTCGTTTGAGACAAGGGCTGCGTGGCGTTGTTCGCCTTCGGCGTCGCGCAGGGAACCTCCCGGCGCTGGCGGCGAAGACCCTCGCCGCCAGCGTTGGAGCCGTGGCAATGAACAGTCCGCCATGGAGAGCTTGGTATAAGACGGCGCGCTGGCGGGCGCTTCGTCTCACCATCTTTCTGCGTGATCTCTTCACCTGCCAGAAGTGCAGGCTGATCGAGGGCGATACCAGCAAGCTCGTGTGTGATCACATCATCCCGCACCGTGGTGATGAGCGGCTGTTCTGGGACGAGAACAACCTGCAGACGCTGTGCAAGCGTTGCCATGACACCGTGAAGCAAGCCGCGGAGCAGGCGTCACTGCGCACACGCGGCGTCTGGCACTGACCGCAGGGAGGGGGGTGGGTAAATCCTCCAGACCGTAGGGAACGCGGACCGGCATAGGACTCATCCAGGGTTTTTTTCTTCATGGCTGAAATTTTCGACCTGTTCGGTGATCCCGTTCCAGCCAATTGGGGACAGAAGGGGCGCCCCGAACATGTGCCAACGCAGCAAAACCGGAATCGCGTCAGCCTCTTAGTGGCGCTCGGCTGGGGCAACGCGCGTATCGCGGCGGCGCTCTACATCACGCAACCGACGCTGCGGAAGCATTATTTTTCAGAGCTCAAGTTTCGTGACGTGGCTCGCGATCGCCTGGTCACACAACTTGGCGTGAAGCTTCTCGACGGGGTCAACGAGGGCAAGGTGGCGGCGATCCGAGAATTTCGGAAGTATCTCGAACATAACGACCTGATGCTTTACGGCCAGACCCGGCAGCCGACGAAGAAGGCCGATAAGACGGCGAATGCCGAGAAAGTTGGCAAGAAAGCCGCAGCGCTCGCAGCAGCGCGCCAGCCGGACGTCGGCACGCCGCTGGGTGAGTTGATGGCGCGCCGTCAGCAAAGCATGAACTAACAGCCATGTGGGACACGTCCTGCCCTGATTGGGAAGATCGTATCCGGCAAGGTCGATCGCTCATGCCAGACCTTCCCTTGTTTGTCGACGAAGCAGACATGGGTCTTGCGTTCTTCGATGAGCTGCGGTTGCCGGACGTGCCCGGCAATCCGCGTCTCGGAGATGCGTCGGGGCAGTGGTTCCGCGATTTGGTTCGCGCCGTGTTTGGATCGTGGGATAGCGTCAATAAAGTCCGGATGATCCGCGATTTTTTCGCGCTCGTTCCGAAAGGCTCATCAAAGACGACGTATTCCGCCGCGTTGATGCTGGTCGCGATGCTGATGAACTTTCGGCCGCGTGCCACCGCGCTGTTTCTCGGCGAGACGCAGGCGGTTGCCGATCGCGCCTTTGAACAGGCGGTCGGCATGATCGAGGAATCGCCGGACTTGCGTCGGCGGTTCCACCCGCGCGACCACGACAAGACGATCGAGGATCTTGTCACCAAGTCGGAAATCATGATCGCGAGCTTTGATCTCAGGATCCTGACTGGCTCCATGGCGCTGATCTTCGTCCTGCTCGACGAGCTACACCTACTCGGCAAGCGCGCCAACACTTCGCGGGTGCTGCGCCAAATTCGTGGCGGCCTCG